CGGCACGGTGCAAGAGCCCGAGCCGTCCCGGGAACCGCGCGCGCCGCGCCGTCGCTACAAGGGCGACCCAGTGCGGGATCCCGACGAGCCAGCTCCGGTCGATGCGAAGGAACTGCAGGCGACGCGCAAGTGGAAACGCGAGCTCTCACTCGCCCGCAAGCGCGAGAAGGACTGGCGCCTCGAGGGCGAGAAGATCGTCAAGCGCTACCGCGGCGAGGAGGCCGCGCGCAATCGCTACAACGTGCTGTGGGCCAACACTGACATCCTCCTGCCCGCGATCTACAACTCGAAGCCTGACCCGGACGTGCGCCGGCGCTTCCGTGATTCGGACGTGCTCGGCAAGGCGGTCGGTGAGGTGCTCGAGCGCGCGCTGTACGTCGTATGCGATGGCGACTCGACCGATGACACGCTGAAGGCTGACGTGCTCGACGGCCTGCTCTGCGGGCGCGGAGTCGCGCGCGTTCGCTATGTGCCAAAGCTGGCACAGCAGAGCTCGACCGAGCCGGCGAAGTCTCCCCAGGACACCGACCAGGACGAGGATGACGATGCCGGCGCGGCCGCGGTCGACCTCGAGGGCGACACCGATGACGGCGGCGGCAGCGAACCGGTCGAGCCCGATGAGGGCAGTTACGAGCAGGTCGAGTACGAGCAGGTCGTGCTCGAGCATGTCGACTGGCAGGATTTCGCGCACGGCTACGGGCGCATGTGGGACGAGGTCGAGTGGTGCGGCTTCCGGCACGAGCTCACGCGCACCGATGCCGAGAAACTCCTCGGCGCGGAGGCTATCAAGGGCATCAAGTTCTCGCCCGAGCAGATCGCCGACGACAAGAAGTACCACGAGGAGGCGGCGACGGTCTCCAAGGTCGCCGAGTTTTGGGAGATATGGGACAAAACCGGCGAGCTCGTGTTTTTCCTGCACGAGGACATCAAGCGCCGCCTCTATCCGGTCGAATCACCTAAGGGCGAGCCACCGCTGCAACTCGAGGGCTTCTTCCCGATCCCGAAGCCGCTGATCCTCGTACCTAACACCTCGTCGCTCATCCCGACGCCGATGTTTCACCTGTACGAGGACCAGGCGAACCAACTCGACACGCTCAGCTGGCGCATCGACAAGATCGTCAAGGCGCTGCGGCTGCGTGGTCTCTACGACTCGAAGCTCGCGGAGATCCCGGACCTCCTCGCCGGCGAGGACAACCAGCTCACGCCGGTGCAGAACGCGCAGCAGTGGGCTGATGCCGGCGGCATCGACAAGGCGATCACCTGGATGCCGGTCGAGCAGGCCGTCAAGGTGCTCGAGGCGCTGTACGACGCGCGCGAAAAGCAAAAGGCGATCATCGACGAGCTCACCGGCATCGCCGACATCGTGCGCGGCACGACCGATCCCGACGAGACGCTCGGCGCCCAGGAGCTCAAGAGCGGCTATTTCTCGATCCGACACTGGCGGCTGCAAAACGAGGTCAAGCGCTACGGGCGCGATCTGCTGCGCCTCGCCGCCCAGGTGATGTCGCAGAAGTTCGGCGTCGACACCTTCCAGGCGATGACCGACCTTAAGTTCCCGACCCAGGCCGACAAGTCGATGATGATGGCCAAGCTGCAGATGCTTTTGCGGCCGCCACCGCCTCCGATGCTGCCGCCGCCTGGTGCGCCGCAGCCGATGCCGCCTCCGGCTCTCACGCATACACAAGCGCCGCCGCCGCAGGTGGCGGCGGGCCCGGGAACACCCGGAGCACCAGCAGCGGGACCTCCCGCGGCCGTGTCGCCTCCGATCCCCGGAGCCCCGCCCCCGGGCGCAGGAGCTCCGCCACCTAGTGCACCGCCAGGAGCTCCGCCGCCGCCTAACCCCGCGATCGCGAACCTGCAGACCGCGCTCAAGGTGCCGTCGTGGGAGGACATCATCGCGATGTTGCGATCGCCGGCGCTGCGTCAGTTCCGCGTCGACGTCGAAACGTTCTCGATGATCGCCGGCACGATGCAGGCGGACATGAGCGGGCTCTCGCAGGTGCTCAAGGCCGTATCTGACACGCTCATGGGCCTCGCCCCGCTCGTGCAGTCGGGCGCACTCCCGGCCGACGCCGCGAAAGAGCTCGTGATGAGCGTCATCCGTCGCGCGCGCATGGGTACTGCAGTCGAGGACGCCTTCGACAAGATGCAGCCGCCGAAACCGCCGCCGAATCCTGCGCAGGTCGAAGCGCAAGCGCGACTCGCCGAGGTGCAGGCCAAGGGCTCGGCCGAGCAGCAGCTCGAGCAGGTGCGCCAACAGGGCGAGAGCGCGCGCCAGGCCTTCGCCGAGCACGCGAAGAGTCAGCGCGAGCAGAACGCCGAAATGGCGAAGAACATGCGCGAGGACCTCGATCGCCGCTTCGATGCTTTCGTGAAGATCGTGGTCGCCACCATCACCGCGACCAAAGCGCCCGACCAGGCGGTGCAGCCGACCGCCGACCGTGTCGTGCTCGAGGGCGGCCGCGCAGGTCCTGCGGGCACGCCATCGCCAGGAGCTCTCGCCAATGGCAACACGCCCGCACTTCCAGCCCCGGCCAATCAGTGAGCTCGTCGCTGCGGCGACGCGCATCGAGGCCGGCAACTTTGAGCTCGAGCTGTGGCCGGATGGGACCTACTTCGTGCGCGCACCGAGCGGTGAAGGCACCGCTGTCAGCCAGGCCGCCCTCGCCGTGAAACTGCGCGAGCTGTTTGAGGAGCATTTCTAACATGGGCCGAGTCCGCCTTCGCATGCGATGGGATCCCAAGCGCTGCGAGCTCGTCGAGGTGCCGCTCGAGTCGATGCAACGCCGCCCCTCGGAGGCGCCCGTCGTGCACGGCGATTACGAGGGTTACACGTCGCCCATCACCGGCGAGTGGATCGAGGGCCGACGAGCTCACCGCGAGGACCTCAAGCGCCACGGGTGCCGTGTGTACGAGGGCCGCGAGAGCGAGCAGCGCGCCGCGACTCGTGTGCAGGCCGAACACGCACGCCAGACCGAGCAGCTCGCCGAAAAGATGGCCGCGCGTGCCTGGGACCAGGCGCCGAGCCGGGTCCGCCGGATCCTTTCCGGCGGCAAAGAGTAACTACCCACCGACAGGAGCGGAAAACCCGCCATGCCACAGCCAACACTCAGCGACAGCGCGGTAGACGATGAAATCGCCAAAGACTGGCAGTCGATCCTCGCGGGCGAGACCCCGAGCGATACCGAGACGCCAGACGACGATACGCCAGGCGGCCCCGGCGAACCTGCGCAAGGCGGCGAGGGCGGCGATGCGCCGACCGGTGACGCGCCGCCAGCTGACGGGCAGCGAGCTGAGGGCGATCGTCCTCGGGACGAAAACGGCCGCTTCAAGCCAGAGCGCCGCTACAAAGAGCCGAAGCCCGCGGCAAAGGCTCCTGGCGCCGAAGCTGCTGAGGGCGCGCAGCCCGGGCAGCAACCGCAAGCCGCCGGCGAGCCAGGTCAGCAACCGGCGCCGGGCCAGCAACCGCGCGACGTAACACGGCCGCCCTCGACCTGGTCGCCGAAAGAGCGCGCCGCCTGGGCAACCATTCCGCCCGATGCGCGCGCGGCGATTCACCGCCGTGAGGCTGACTTCATGAGCGGCCAGGCGCAGCTGATGCCTGATGCGACTTTCGGCCGAGAAATGTCGAAAACGCTTGAGCCATTCAAGCTCTTCATCGAGACCGAGGGCGCCACCGCTCCGGAGGCCGTGCACGAGCTGCTGCGCTCGGCGTACGTGCTGAGGACCGGCACGCCGCAGCAGAAGTACGGCACGCTCGCCAACATCGCGCACCGCTATGGGCTCGACCTGCGCGCGTTCGCACCGCGGCCGCAGGTGGGCCCGAACGGCCAGCCGCTCCCGCAGCAGCAACAGCCGCAACCGCAGCAATTCCGCGATCCGCGCGTCGACGAGCTCCTGCGCAGCATTCAGACCCAAGCGCAGCAGAAGATGGCGGCCGAACAGCAAGAAACTGAAGGCTTTGTCACGCGCTGGATGAACGAGGCCGACGCCCAGGGGCAACCCAAGCGGCCGTACGTCGGCGACGTCATCAACGAAATGTCGGCCATGATCCCGCAGCTCAAGGAAGCCGACCCAACACTCACTCATGCGCAGGCCCTCGAGGCCGCGTACGAACGCGCGACTTGGGCACACCCCGAGATCCGCGCACTGCTGCAGCAAGCGCAGCAAACCCAGGCCAACGCACAACGCCGCTCTGAAAGCCAGCAGCGAGTCGCGAGTGCGCGCCGGGGCGCAAGCGTCAACGTCCCGCGACGAGGATCGCTGCCACCGAAGCCGCAAACCGGCTCGATGGAAGACACCATCGCGGACGAGGCGCGTCGACTCGGCCTGATCTCCTCCTAACCAACTCGGAGTAAACCCTCATGCCTGCTGGCATCACCAGTATCTTCGGCGCATGGACCGAGCTCGCGGCGACGACGTACCGCAAGCACGAGTCCGAAGTCGCCGACAACGTCTCGAAGCACAACGCGCTTTTCCGGCGCCTCACCGCAAAAGGCAAGATCCGCCGCGAGGATGGCGGCCTGTCGATCGTCACGCCGCTCGAGTACGCCTCGAACAGCACTTACCAGCGTTACAGCGGCTTTGATGCGCTGAACATCAACGCGGTCGATGTCCTGACCGCGGCCGAGTACCCCTGGCGCCAGGTGGCAGTCAACATCGCGGCCTCGGGCCTCGAGCTGCGCACCAACATGGGCGACTCGCGCGTCATCAACTTCACCAAGGCGAAGATCCGCAACGCCATCAACTCGTTCAAGAACGGGATGAGCGGCGACATCTATTCGGACGGCACGGCCGCGAATCAGATCAACGGCCTGCAGGCCCTGGTGAGCGCCACCGGCACCGGCACCGTCGGGCAGATCAACGCCTCGACGTTCGGCTTTTGGCTGAACCAGGTGCAGTCGGCGGCCGCGCCCCTGCAGGGCGGCTCGGCACTGACCCTCGGCCCCTCCACGATCGAAGCCTTGATGCTGACCATGTACATCAAGCAAACCCGCGGCGAGGACCAGCCCGACATCATGGTGTTCTCGGACGACCTCTTCACCTACTTCGAGCAGTCGCAGACCTCGATCAAGCGCTACACCAGCGAGCGCGGCAGCGAGAACGGCGACGCGGGATTCGTCTCGCTCAAGTACAAGAAGGCCGACGTGTTCTTCGACTCGAGCGGCGGCATCCCGGCCGTCACCGGTTACTCGCTCAACACGGACTATCTCGAGCTCGTGGTGCACCGCGATGCCGACATGACCGTGATGGACGAGCTCAAGTCGGTGAACCAGGACTCGGTCGTCATTCCCGTGCTTTGGATGGGGAACCTCGCCTGCTCGAACCGCTTCTTGCAGGCCACGCTGCACGCCTAAGCGCGCAGCTCGCGTAAATCTTCCGCTCTACCCGTGCCCGGTGGCGCCCTTCGGCCGCCGGTGTCTCGGCTGAGCTCAACTCGAGGAGTCTCTCATGCGATATGGAGCTTTGTTCCCCTACGCTGGCGCTCGCCCGCTGCAGGAGTATTTCCTGCCCGCGAGCGATGTCGGCGGCGGCGTCACCGGCATGACCAACTACGCAGGTCCCGGCTCGGCGCCGAACTTCATGCCCGCGGGCGCGATCGTCCCGGGATTCGACAACTACTGGGGCGGCGTGGAATTCATCTACGGCCAGGCCTCGGCGACCACACCGGTGTGGCAGATCTGCGCTATCACGCCGGCGCTCGTTGCGGGCAAGTGGCAGTTTCAGATGGCGCCTCAGGCCTCGACCGCCAACGCCGTGCGGCCGCTGTGCGTGGCGATCTCGCAAATGGCCGCGAATACCTTCGGCTGGTTTGCAGTCGGGGGCCTGGTCCCGGTGAGCTCGACCGCATCGATCGCCGCGAACACGGCATTCGCGGTCGTCGCGACCGGCCAGGCGGGCGCGGATGCCGCCGGCAAAGAGGTCGAGAACGCGATCGTCATCGCGCCGGCGACGACCACGGTCACGAAGAACGCGACGCTCGTCGCCAATTCGCCGATCGTGCAGATCACCGGCAACAACACGATCGACGGCCTGTTCATCGGCTGCGCGGTGTCGGGCACCGGTATCCCGGCGGCGACCGTGGTCGGTGCGCTCGATCCGGATGGTCGGCGATTCACCATGACGGCGGGCCCGGGTGCTGGTGGTGCCAACGTGAACGCGACGGCGGGGGGCGGCATCGTCCTCACCGGCACGTACAACGACGGCACCAACTTCTACAACATCGCCCACCTCAACCGGCCGTTCGCCCAGGGACGCATCACCTAACACGCGCGGAAAACCCGCAAAACACAGGGGATTTCGATGACCACTCGTAAACAACAGGCAGTAATCGACGAGGCCGAGCTCGTCCTGGTCCGCAAGGTGGCGCGCGCAATCGCTCGCGCCAACGGTCACTCACACCCCGACGAGCATGCCGATCGAGTCGTCGCCGCCTACAAGGGCGAGCTCGAGCCGGCGGAGGCGTCGGAGGGCGAGGACGCGGGCGAGGGCGCCGAGGCTTCAGGAGGTGAGGCTTAATGTCACTCCAACAGAGACTGGTGCAAGCCGGCTTTTCGGCGAACCAAGCGACCGGGATCCAGGGCACTGTCGCAAGCGCATTGGTGGCCACGGGCGCAACGCAGGCAACTGCGCTGCCGCTCGGGGCCGACAATAACGCCTTCGCGACGGTCGGCGCTGGCACGGGCGCGATCCTTCCGCCGATGAATCCAGGCGATGACATCACCGTGTACAACGGTGGCGCCAATGCCCTGCTGATTTATCCGCCGGTCGGCGCGCAGATCAAGGGTCTCGGCGTGAACGTCGGCTATTCGCTCGCGGTGGCGACCCCGCTCGCCTACATCGTGTGCATTTCGCCGAACCTGTACGTCGCCAGCCAAGCGGCGTAATTCGAGCACTTCATGCGGGGCGCCTTCGGCCCCGCTTTCCTTTTTCCCAACACCAGGAGAAAACCTCCGATGTCAGTCGTCCCGCACGTCGCAAAAGAACGCCCCCCGTTTGTTCGCTTCGAGGATCGCGAGGTCGGCATCGACCCGGATGCCAGCAAGGAGGCCGGGCGGCAAATTCCGATCATGAAAGCGCTCGCGCTCGTCACGCCGCACGGATCCAAGGACGTTGTCGAGAAATACGCCGAGCAGTGGCTCGATGAGATCGCCGCGAAAGCGCTGCGCGGGGACTACCCACTCGAGTGGTCGAATCTGTTTCGCGCTCAGTATGACGCCTGGCGCAAAGGCAACGAGCTCCCGCGCACCGGCACACCGATCCTCACCTGGCAGATGATCGCGATCAAAGAGCAGCGCACGCGACTCATCGCTCTCGGAATCACCACCGTCGAGGACCTGGCCGCGGTGCCCGACGGCGGCCTCGGCACGGTCGGACTCGACGGCCGGTATCTGCGCGATCTCGCCCGCGGCTGGCTCGCCGAGGCGAAAGAGCTCGGCGCGAGTGCGAAAGAGGTCGCAGATCTTAAGGCCGAAAACCTGCGCCTGTCTGAGAAGGCCGAGCTGCAGCAGGGCACGATCAACAGCTTGCGCGATCGACTCGATGCGCTCGAGCGACGCAACGCCGACCAGGACGCCCAGGTCGAGGCGGATCCCACACCTCGCCGGCGCGGTCGACAGACCCAGGAGGCTTAACCGATGTCGCTGCTCACGATGGTGCAACAGGTCGCGCTCAAGGTCCTAAAGATACCGACGAGCTCGATCATCACCGCCGTGGGCAGCGCGGACCCCAACATCCTCGACATCATCGGATTTCTCAACGAGGACGGCCAGGAGCTCGCGAGCCGTCACACCTGGCAGGGCCTGCGAAATGAGGCCAGCTACTCGACCCCAGGCGCCGCCGGCGGGATCCTCACACTCGGGAGCCTGGTCGGGGGCGCTGGATACGCCGGCGGTTTCTCGAGCGTGTACGGTTTCGTGCCGCTCACCGGTGGCCACGGCGCCGGGGCGATCGCCACCGTGTCGGTCGTCAACGGCGTGGTCACCACGGTGACGCTCGTCGTCAACACGCAGGGCAGCGGCTACCAGGTCGGGGACGTGCTCTCGGCCACCGCGGCGAATCTCGGGGGCTCCGGCGCCGGCTTTTCGATCACGGTGTTGACCGTCGGCATCGTGGGCAAAACCGCACAGGGCACGATCCAGTCGATCACCGGCAGCAACTTCGCTTTCATCGTCAACGAGACGTTCTGGGATCGCTCGACCCGCCGCCCCGTGTTCGGCCCGAAAACGCCGCTCGAGTGGCAGCAGCTGCAGGCGCAGCTGATGCAAGGGCCCTGGTATCAGTACACGATCCGCGGCAACCAGCTGCTCATGATCCCGCCGCCGGCACCTGGGGACCTGATTTACTTCGAGTGGATCCAGAACACCTGGTGCACCAACGCCGGCGCCACGCAGCAGCAGACGTTCCTGCAGGCCGACACCGACGTGTCGCTGCTCGATGAGGTGCTGCACGTCTTGGGCGGGATCTGGCGCTTCAAGGAGGCGAACGGGCTGCCCTATCAGATGGCGCAGGACAAGTACGAGCGTCGCTTCGCTGATCTCACCTCGCGCGACGGCGCCAAGGCGCGACTCGATCTCGCCGGCGCGCAGCAGGACATTTACCCCGGCATCATGGTGCCCTCCGGCAACTGGCCGATCGCAGGCGAGCCCGGTTAAGTGTTCGCGCCTTACGTCATCGGCCAGCGGCAGATCCAGCAGCCGCAGGCGGTTTCGGTCGCCGGCAAGTCGATCCCGGCGCCGACCGGCGGCCTCAATGCTCGCGATGCGATCGCGAACATGCCAGAGACCGACGCGGTCATCATGGACAACTTCTTCCCGACGCAGAGCAACGTGCAGCTACGCAAGGGGCGCCTCACGTCGGCCACCTTCGCCGGGGTCTGCGAAACACTCGCCGGCTATCCGGGGCTCGTGGCGAATGAGCTCTTTGCCGCGGTCAACAATGCCGGCGTCCGCTCGATCTATCGCGTGGACGGCCTCGCCGGCGGCCCTGTCGGCGCGCCCGTGGTCGGAGGCTCAGGCGGCACGATCCAGCCGATCACGTCCACGCAGTACGACTGGGTGATGAGCTCGACCGGCGCGGTTGAGGCGCTCTACCTGGTCAACGGCGTCGACAACCCGCTGCTGTTCGACGGAACTGCCTGGCACTCGGTCTCGCAGGTCTCTGTCCCCTACGCGCTCACCGGCATCAATCCCAACACGCTGAGCGCGGTCGGTTCCTATCACGGGTCGCTGTTCTTCATTCAGGCAAACAGCTTCAACGTGTGGTGGCTCGCGGTCGATGCGATCGCCGGCGCGCTCACACAGCTGCCGCTCGGTGCATACTTCACCCTCGGCGGCTACCTGGTGTCGATCCTGACGGTCTCGATCGACAACTCCCAAGGCCTGCAGGACTACATCGCCTTCATCGCCAACACGGGCGAGGTCGTGGTGTTCCAGGGCTACAACCCGGCCTCGGCGACGACCTGGTTTCTCTCGGCGCACTTTCGGCTCGGGCGCCCGATCGGCTTGGGGCGCCGCTGCTGGCAGAAGATGGGCTCGGACGCGGCGATCATCTGTGTCGATGGCGTCATCATGATGAGCCAGGCGCTGCTCACCGATCGCTCGCAAAGCCGCAACGCGGTCTCGGACAAGATCCGCAACGCGGTCAACGCCGACATACTGAATTACGGCAACAACTTCGGCTGGCAGGCACAGCTCTACCCTGACGGCAACAAGCTCATCATCAACGTGCCGACGACGCAGGCCTCGGCGAGCTATCAGTACGTCATGTGCACGCTCAACGGGAGCTGGTGCACCTTCGGCAAGTACGCTTCGCCCTGGAACGCCTATTGCTTCGAGGTGCTCGGCAACAACTGCTATTTCGGCACGACCGGTAGCGTGCAGCAGTGCGACACCGGCCAGGACGATGCCGGCAGCTCGATCCAGGGCCTGTGCACGCCGGCTTTTTCCTACTTCGGCCTGACCGGGCGACTCAAGCGTTGGACGATGGCGCGGCCGATCTTCACCGTCAACGGATCGCTTTCGGTCGGACTGACCTTCAACGTCGATTTCGCGATGGGTGTGCCGACCGGCACCGTGCCGGTGACCGTGGGCAACGCTGCGCCGTGGAACACCTCACCGTGGAACACGACTTTCTGGGGCGATGCGACTGTGATCTCGAAACAGTGGATCGGGATCTCGGGCTTGGGATACGCAGGCTCGCTGTCGCTGCAGGTCAACGCGAAGGACGTCACGATCCAGTGGCAGAGCACCGATTATCAGTTTGAGCCGGGCGGCTTGATGTGAGGGTAGTCGGGGCCCCGGCCGAACGCATCGCGCACTGGCTCGCTGAGCGTGTGCCGCACTTTGTTGTCGGCTCGACGCCTTACACCGCGGTCGCCCTGGTCAAGGATTCCGGGCCGATCCTGGCAGCCGTGGTCTATGACAACTTCACGCGCATCAATGTCGACACGCACATCGCGATCGAGCACCGGCACGCGATGACGCGGCAATTCCTGGGTGAAATCTTTCGGTATCCATTCCTGCAGCTCAAGGTCGCGCGCATCACCGGTAAGGTGGCGGCGAGCAACACGGCCTCGAGGCGGCTCTGCAGGCATTTCGGTTTCGTCGAGGAGGGCTGCTGCCGCCAGGCGCTGCCCGACGGCGATGATCTGGTCCTCTTCGGCATGCTGAAAAGCGAGTGCCCGTGGTTGGAGGTGGGGGAAAATGGGAAAGAGCAGCGCGCCACAGGCACCTGATCCATACGCCACGGCTGCCGCGCAGTATCAGTACGGCACCGAGGCCGCGGCCTATAACAAGGCCCTAGGCTCCGGCTCGACCGTCACGCCGACCGGCACCACGAGCCAGGTGCAGACCGGCATCAACCCGCAGACCGGCGCGCCGATCTACACCACGACCGAGAGCCTCACGGCGCCCGAGCAGCAGATCCTCGGCGAGCAGCAGGGCGGTCAGATCACAAGCGGCGCCACGGCCGAGCAGCTCGCGGCCGAGTCGCAGAGACAGCTCGAGTCCGGCGTCCCGCAAAACGTCGCTCAGACGCCCGTGCAGTCGCAGATCAACACCTCTGGCATCGCACCGATCGCCGGCGCCGGCGATCTCGCCGGCTTCACCGACGAGGCGCAAAACGCCGCTTACGGCACCGGCGAGATGTACCTGCAGCCGCAGATCCAGCAGCAGCAGCAGCAGCTTGACACGCAGCTGCGCAACGAGGGTGCGCAGCCAGGGTCTGAGGCCTACAACAACGCGATGGAGGACTTCAACCTTCAGACGCAGCAGGAGCAGCAGGGCGTCGAGAACAATGCCGTGCAGCAGGGACTCACCGAGCAGCAGGCGCTATACGGCGAGAGCGCAAACACGAATCAGCAGCTCTTCGGCGAGGCGGCCACCGAGCAGCAGGCGGCGAACGCGGCCGCGGCGCAGAAGTTCGGCCAGGAGGAGCAAGGCCTCGGATCGCAGATCCAGCTGCAGGAGCTGCCGCTCGAGGAATACAACTCAGTCGAGAGCGGCGTCAATCCGGCGCTGCCTTCGATGGGCCTCACAGGCTCGGGCGGTGCTTCGACCAGCGCGCCGGACATCATGGGCGCCTTCCAAAACCAGTATCAGGGCGAGCTCGCAAACTACAACGCCGGCGTCGCCTCGCAAAATGCTGACATCGGCGCGGGCTCGAGCCTCGCCGCGTCCTATCTCATGTATCTCGCACTCGCTTAAAGGTGAAACCAACATGGGCGTAAATTCCGGCGGTCAACAGATCACTCCGCAGCAGATGGCGATGCAGCGCCTCGCCAGTAATGCGACGAGTCCGTACCAGGGCAACGCGCCAGGGGGCGGTGCCGCCTCGGGCGCAGCTCAGCTCGCCGCGGCGCTGATGGCCAAACAGCGCATGCAGCAATACCAGCAAAAGCTCGGCGTGCCCGCGTACGGTGTTCCGGGCGCTCAGCCTGGTGCGGTCACTCCGAACGCGATGCCAGGTGGCGCGCCGCCGCTGACCGCCGGGGGTCCTGCCGTCATGGGAGCACAACCACAGCTGCCGGGTATGCCGGCGCCGAATCCGCAGGCGAGCGCCGTGCCGCTCACGCAGGTCACGCCGGGGCTGACGCCACAGTAGCAAGAGGTCGACATGCCCGACATGAGCCAGGTCCCGGCCGGCGTCCCGCCCCAGGACTACTCGGACTTCATCACCGCGCAGCGCCAGCAAATGCTGGCCAACGCGTTGATGCAAGGCTCGATGACTCCGATCCAGCAGCCGCAGACGACGCCCGTCAAAGGCCTCTACGTGCAGCCGCGCGTCGGAGCTCTTCAGGGTGTGTCGAAGGTCGCCGAGGCCTTGTTGGGCAACAGCGCCGCCAAACAGGCGATGCAGTCGCAGGTCAAGCTGCAGCAGGCGCTCAACCAGGCTTATGCACCTGGCGGGCAGCAGACGAGCCCGGGCACGCCGCTGCAGGCCGCTCCCCCGCCGAGTGATCCGGACGAGCAAAGCGTGCAGCCGGCGATCGCGCGCGCACCTGGCCAGAGTCTTGCGACGACGGTGCAGCAGACGCAGCCGACAACTGCGCCCGTCAACCCGCGCAACCCTTACGGCCTGCCGGCCGATGTCGCGCGTCAACTCGCGATGTCGGACCCTGCAAAATATGCCGCGTATCTGCAGGGCCCCGAGTGGGCGCAGCAGGCGCGAGCGGCCAACATCGATCCCGGCACTGCAGCTCGAGCACTGCTCGCAAAACAGACCGCCCAGGAGGTACGCCCTGGCGCGACGATGATCGATCCGATCTCGGGCCGCACCATCGTCGGCGCCGATCCGAGCAAGGGCGAGTTCTACGCTGTCGGTCCCAACGGCCAGGTCGTGGCGATGCCGATCCAGAATGACGCGCAGCTGCAGGCGATCCGCGCCGGTCTCACGACCGCGGCGACGCAGGCCAACACTCCGCGCGAGATCCCGATGGGTGGCGGCGTCAGCACAATCGGGTATCCTCCGACTCCGCCGGCATTGCGAGCTCCTCAGCAGCAGCCCCCTGCTGCTCCCGCTCCGGCCGGTCAGTCGCCTGCTCCGCCTGGTGCCGCACCTGTTGCTGGTCCCGCACCTGGCGCTGCAGCACCTGGCGCCGCGGGACCGACCTTGCCCGGTCCCCCGCGGCCGCCGGGGACTGCTCAAGCTCCTCCCGCGCCGCAAGCCACCGGTTTCTGGTCGTCGATGCCCAAGCTGCAGATTCCTGTCACGCCTGGGCAGACTTCCAACACGTACCAGCAGAAGAACCTCGAGGCGGCGTCGGCGAAAAATGCCGAGCTCTCGACGCAGTACGGCCAGCAGTCCGCGCTCGCCGACCAACAGCTCGACTTGAATCGCCGCGCGCTCGCGGCGCTGCCGAACGCTGAGGTCGGCCCGATGTCCGAGTGGCTGACGACGAACCGTGCGCGCCTCATCGAGGCCTTCCCGTCGCTCAAGAGTCTGATCCCTGAATCGGGCAGCGTCACGCCGACGATGGAGCTCAACAAAGAGCTGCTCAACTCGGCACTGCAAGGTGCGCGGCAGATCTACGGGAATCGCATGACGCAAAACGAGGTCAAGCTGCAGACGGAGGAGATGAGCCCGAGCTCGCACATGACCGCGGACGCGATCCAGTCACTCGTCGCGCAGGGCAACGTGCAGGCGCTGTACTCGAAACAGCGCGCCACCGATTACAACACCTTCACGCGCCGCGGCGGAGATCCGCTGCAGTTCGAGGCCTGGTACGCGCAGCAGCGCCCGCTTAGTGAATTCGCAGCGATGCAGCAGATGAGCCCCGCGCAGCGCCAGGTCGCGATGCAGCGTTTCTCGCAAAACCCTGGCTCGCGCGCTGACTTCAAGAACGCGCTCGGATGGGATCCGGTGAACTGGC